CGTCTCGAGGACGACCGCTCGAGCTGGCGGTCGCACTGGATCGAGATCTCGGATTACCTGATCCCGCGCCGGGGCCGCTACCTGCTCGAAAGCCAGAGCACCAAGGGCCGCAAGCGCAGCACCAAGATCGTCGACAACACCGGCGGGCAGGCGCTTCGCACGCTGTCTGCTGGCATGATGTCCGGCATGACCAGCCCGGCGCGCCCGTGGTTTCGCCTGCAGACACCCAACCCAGATCTGATGGATGCGGCTGGCGTCAAGGACTGGTTGGGGCAGGTCGAGCGTATTCTCCGCACCGTCCTGACCCGCTCAAACTTCTACAACAGCGCGTCAACCATCTACAGCGAGTTGGGCGCGTTTGGCACTGCTGCGCTGTATCGCCGCCGTCACCCCACCGACATCATCTCGTTTCGCGCGTTCACCGCTGGCGAGTACGTCATCGCCGAGGACGAGTTTGGCCGGGCGAACACGCTTGGTCGGGAGTTCACGATGAGCGTGTCTCAGGTCGTCGAGCAGTTCGTCATCCAGCGCGATGGTAGCGAAGACTGGTCCAACGTATCAAAGGCAGTCAAGCGCCTGTGGGATCAGAAGAACTACGACGAGCGCATCGAGATCATTCACATGATCCAGCCGCGTCGTATGGAAGACCGCGACCTGTCGCGCCCGCTGGACCCAAAGAACAAGGCGTTCATGGACGTCTACATGGAGAAGGGCTCAGACGGCGACAAGCTGCTGCAAGAGGGTGGCTTCGACACCTTCCCGGCCTATTGCCCACGCTGGGATGTGCTGGGCGGTGACGTCTACGGCGTCAGCCCGGGGATGGAGCAGCTCGGCGACATCAAGCAGCTGCAGCATGAGCAGAAGCGCAAGGCGCAGGCGATCGACAAGATGGTCAACCCGCCCATGGTCGGCAGCATGTCGCTGAAGGGCAAGCCGTCAACCGTGCTGCCGGGCGGCACGACTTACGTCGATCCGCAGCAGGGGACGCAGGGCTTCCAGCCAGCGTACACCGTGCAGCCTCGGATCAACGAGCTGATGATGGACATTCAGGAAGTGCAGAGCCGCATCCAACGCGGTTTCTATGCTGACTTGTTTGCCATGATGATCAACAGCGATCGCCGCATGATGACCGCAACCGAGGTCGCTGAACGCCACGAGGAGAAGCTGGTGCTGCTGGGCCCGGTGCTGCAGCGCCTGAACACTGAGTTCCTCGACCCGCTGATCGAGGACGTCTTCACGTTCGCGCTCGAGGCAGGCATTCTGCCACCGCCGCCGCCCGCGCTCGAGGGCGTAGACCTCGACGTCAAGTACATCTCGCTGTTGGCGCAGGCGCAGGAGGCGGTTGCCGCGTCTTCCATCGAGCGCACGTTCTCGTTCGCTGGCAACCTAAGCGCCGTGTTCCCGGACATCATCGACAACTTGAACGCCGACGAGGCTATTCGCAGCTACGGCGAGATCCTCGGCACCAGCCCAGACATCATGCGCGATGCCGATGAGGTGGCCGCCCTTCGTCAGCAGCGGGCCGAGGCGCAGCAGGCAGAACAGCAGATGATGCAGCTGCAACAGGGTGCGCAGGCAGCTAAGGTGCTGTCTGAAGCTGACACGCAGAACCCTAACGCACTGACCGCTCTTCTGCAGGGGGGCCAGCAAACCGTATGACATACAACGCATCAGATCCGGCACAGGTCGCCAGAGCGGAAAAGGAGGAGGCGGATCGCCAGCGCGATCTGGACTACATCCTGAAAGAGCCGCGTGGGCGCCGCTTCCTGTACGACTTGATCTATGGTACATGTCATGTAGGCAGGCTCAGTCACATCCCCGGCGACAGTGACAGCAGTGCCTTTAACGAAGGAGGTCGAGCCGTAGGTGAGGTGCTGCTTGAGCAAATCCGCACACAGGCAAAGGCCAAGTTCATGCTGATGCTCGAAGAGAACCACTTCGGCGAATAGGAAGAGAGGACGAGACGATGACTGAAGAGACCACAGGCGATCTACTCGCTGACACCACAGAAACAACCGAAGCCACGGCAGCTGACACCACCGCTGCCGATGCTTCCGCGCCTGCTGATGCAGGCGTTACGGATGCCGCCGATCTGCTGTCGGATGACGAGAGCGGTGGAAGTGAGGGTGTACCAGATGCGTACGCCTTCGAGCCGCCCGAGGGCCTCGATCTTGATGACGAGACCAAGGGCAGGATTGATGCGTTTGCCGACACGGCACGCGATATGGGGCTGACACAAGATCAGTATCAGGCCCTGATCGAGTACGACATCAATCGCGCGCAGCAGCTTAACGATGTGGCTGTTGAGAGCTGGGACCGTCAGGTAGACGGCTGGCGGCAGAGTGCCAAGGCTGACAAGGAGATCGGTGGCGAGAAGTTCGCCGAGAACCTCAAGGTTGCGGAAAACGCCCTCAAGCAGTTCGGCGACCCCGATCTGCGGGCGTTGTTCAAGTCGCCCAGCCCAGAAAACCCGGGCGGCCTTGCGGTCGGCAATCACCCCGCGATGCTGCGCTTCCTGAACCGCGTGGGCAAAGCAATCGCTGATCCAGCCTTGCTGCAGGGCGACGCCGCCCCGCAGACGGAAGGGACACTGAAGCGAATGTATCCGTCCATGTTTGACAAATCGGCGTAACCAAAGGAGGGCCCACAATGGCCACACTTAGCGTCAAGAACCCAACCCTCGCAGATCTCGCGAAGGTCACTGATCCCGACGGCACCATTGCGGATGTCATCGAGATCCTAAACGAGACCAACGAAATCCTTGCGGACATGACTTGGCTTGAAGGCAACCTGACTACCGGGCACCGGTCGTCTATCCGTTCGGGTCTCCCGACCCCAACTTGGCGTAAGCTCTACGGTGGCGTTCAGCCGACCAAGAGCCGTGCGGTCCAAGTGACGGACACCTGCGGCATGCTGGAAGATTACGCGGAGGTCGACAAGGCCCTCGTGGATATGGCGGGTGATCCTGCTGCCTTCCGTCTGCAGGAAGATCGCCCCCATATTGAGGGCATGAACCAAGAGATCGCGGACACCCTCTTCTATGGCGACGAAGCAACCGCCCCAGAAGAGTTCACCGGCTTCGCTCCACGCTACAATGATCTGTCGGCTGAGAACGGCGACAACATCATCGAGGGTGGCGGAACCGGATCGGACAACGCCTCGATCTGGCTCATCTGCTGGTCTCCCAACACCTGCCATGGCATCGTGCCAAAGGGCTCGGCGGCGGGCTTGAAGCAGCGTGACCTCGGTGAGGTGACGATTGAAGACGCAGACGGCAACAAGGGCCGCATGCAGGCGTATCGTACGCACTATCGCTGGGACGCGGGCCTCTCGGTTCGTGACTGGCGCTATGTCGTGCGCATCGCCAACATCGATCGCTCGCTGCTGACGGCAGACCTCACCACCGGTGCGGATCTGAACGACCTGATGCACCGTGCACTGACGGAGATCCCGAACGCATCGTTCGGGCGCTGCGTTTGGTACATGGATAAGCAGATGCTTGCGTTCCTGCGCCGTCAGACTGCCGAGAAGGTCTCGAACTCGACCCTCACCATGGAAATGGTTGGCGGTACGATGCAGACCTCGTGGGGTGGCTATCCGATCCGTCGGGTTGACGCTCTGTCCATCAACGAAGCTCGCGTTGTGTGAGCCTGAGAAAGGAGATCAACCATGATCCTCGATAGCCTACTCGAGTTCGCCGATGCGACCAGCGTTGCAGCAGCTGCTGGCACCGCGCTCATCGGCGACGTCATTGACCTGCAGGAAGCCCGGGACATCGGCAGCGGTGAACCGATCTACCTCGTCATCCAGTGCGACACTGCGATCATCACCGGCGGCGCTGCCGGTACGGTGAAGTTCCGGCTCGTATCGGATGCGCAGGCCGCCATTGCCACTGACGGCTCAGCGACGGTGCATTACGACACCGACCCGCTCGTCACCGGCGCAGCAGGCACAGGCCTGACTGCTGATGGTGCCATGATCACAGCGATCGCATTGCCAATGGAAGGTGCAGTCTACGAGCAGTACCTCGGCATTCTGTGCATCACCACTACGACCACGACCACGGCAGGGGCAATCAATGCGTTCCTGACCAAGGACGTGACGAAGTGGAAAGCCTACCCCGACAACCAGAACTGATAACACGGGCGGGCCCTCGGGCCCGCCTGCCACCCTTTGGAAGAGGAACAACCAATGCCTATCAACGTACGCTTCGACAAAGTCGGCTTCTACCACCCCGCATTTGGCCGCATGGGCCGCGGCAAGAACGCCAGCCGCGTCTATTCTTTGCCCGACTTCTTTGCTGACAACGGCAAGCTGCCTGCGTCTGCCGAGATCATTGAGGACAAAGCCCAGCTCGCCGCCATCCTCGAGGAAGAAGAGCAGACCAAACCAATCAAGCCAAAGGTGGTGGACGAGGAGCAGCTCAAGCGAGCGCAAGCCCCGGCGCCGGTCATCGACAGCAACCGCAGGCCACCAGTGCGCTCGCGCCGCAAGCCTAGCTCTGAGGAGTAGACCATGGCATCCGAAGTCGAAATCGCGCGCCTTGCGCTTCAGAACATTGGTGATCGTTATGACATCACCTCACTGAACGACCAGACACCGGAGGCCGAGCAGGTCAATCTGGTGTTCGGGCATGTGCGCGATATGGTACTTCGGGATCACCCATGGAAGTTCGCCCGTAAATACGCAACCCCCGCCAATCTGGTGGGGGACGCCCCCGGGAACTGGGAGTACATGTACACCTACCCGAGCGACGCCTTGCGCATCATCCGTGTTGTAAACCCGCTGGGTGACGACCAGCCACCTATCCGGTACGAGACTGCGCGCAACAAGGACGACGTACACGTCATCCTAACCAACCAGCTCGACCCGACCATCGAGTACACCAAGCGGGAGCCCGACCCGCAACGATACGACCCGCAGTTTGTCACTGCGCTTGCCTACCGCCTGGCCCAGTACATCGCGATGCCCCTGACCGGAGACCGGCAGATCATGTCTGACATGAAGTCTTTGGCCGACATCGAGATTGCTAAGGCCCAAGCCACAGACGCCAACGAAGGGTTTGAGGCACCCCAGCCTGCGGAGGCGGGGTGGATCTCTGCGAGGTATTAAAGAATGGCGAAGCTCACGCAACCTAGCTTTGCAGGCGGTGAAGTATCCCCGGCAGTCGCTGCAAGGGTTGATCTATCAAAGCGCGCTGTTGGCGCAGAGCGTGCCGAGAACTTTATCTCCGAGGTAACCGGCGGGATGAAGAGTCGGCCCGGGCTGCAGTTTATCGCTGAGGCCAAGACCACTGGCACAGTCCGCCTGATCCCCTTCGAGTTCAACACCGAGCAGACCTATATCCTCGAGCTCGGCGATCAGTACATGCGGTTCTACACCTATGCTGGCCAGATCCTGAACGGGGGTGTCCCTTATGAGATCGTGACCCCCTACGCTGCCGCCAACTTATTTGAAATTGAGTTCGCCCAGAGTGGCGATGTTATGACTATCGTCCACCCTAATTACGCCCCTCGCGAGCTGGTGCGCATCACAAACACCAACTGGACCCTGACAGAGATCGAGTTCTCCCCAAGCCAAGAGCCGCCGACTGCCCTGTCAATCACAAACAATTACCTGCAGAGCGGGTCGATCTCTGACGTAACCCAAGCCAACCCAGCAATCGTCACCTCCACTGGGCACGGGCTGTCCACGGGGGCCGAAGTGCTGATCACGGGCATTGTCGGGATGGCTGAGCTCAATGGTAACACTTACCGCATCACGGCGATCGACGGGAATACGTTTCGCCTCGAGGGCGTCGACAGCTCGGGCTACTCTAGCTACAGCAGCGGCGGCACATGGGTAGTCGACGGCGACACGCTCAAGTACAAGGTGACCGCCAATAACCGCGCCACGTTTGAAGAGAGCCTATCCGCCCTCAGCGCAGCCGGCATCACGATCACTGGCGCCACCGCAACCAGCCCTGTCGTGATAACCACGTCGAGCGAGCACGAGTTGACGTACGGGGACGAGATCTACATCAGCGGCGTGGTGGGCATGACTGAGCTCAACGACCGCAGGTTTCTTGTTTTAGGTTCCCCCACCCCGACGACGTTTGAGCTGATGAGCACTGGCCGCGCGGTTATCGACGGCACTGACTACGGCGCCTATACCTCGGGCGGGTCAGTGCTTACGGCTTTTGTAAAGACCCAAGCGACCGCGCTTGCGTGGGACAACACCGTCTCTTGGGTGCCCGCGGCAGACGCCGACACCTACAACATCTATCGAGCGGACGACAACGGGCTGTACGGGTTCATCGGCAGAGTTGACATTGACGAGTTTCATGACGCCTTTGTCGAGGCAGACACTGGCGACACCGCGCCATTGGCTGCCAACCCCTTTGAGGAAGGCCCCGGCTATTGGCCATCGACCACGGGCTTCTTTCAGCAGCGCCAGATTTACGCCAACTCGAACGTGTTCCCAAATCGGTTCTGGGCGACACAGACCGGGGTGTTCTACAACTTTGCTACGTCCACCCCATTGCGAGACGACGATGCCATTATCGGGACACTATCCGCACGGCGGATCAACGAGATCAGGCACATCATCCCATTGAGCGATCTGGTGTTCTTGACCACGGGGGCCGAGTACCGGGTCAAAGGCACGGCTGACGCCGCGTTCACCCCGTCCACGATAAACATCAAGCCGCAGAGCTATTACGGGTCTACTTCGTTGCGCCCGATTGTCGCTGGGGATGTGGCGCTTTACATGGCCCCGGGCAACTTTATTCGTGAGCTGTCCTACGAGTTCGCGACCGACAAGTTTACTGGCCGCGACATCACTGTCTTAGCGCGTCACCTGCTTGACCGCGCACATATCGTCGACTGGGATTTCGCGCCCTCTCCATACGACATCATCTGGTTTATTCGCGGCGACGGGAGCGCCCTGAGCCTGACGTACCAGAACGAGCAGGAGGTCTTTGCGTGGACACGGGCGTCGACCCGCGGGCTATTTAAGAGCGTAGCGGTTGTCCGAGAAGACGACAAAGACGTGCCGTATTTTGCTGTGTCCCGCGTCATCAACGGCGTCACCAAGACCTTCATCGAGCGGCTGGACACAGGGGACTTCGAAGATCTGCAGGACGCCTTTTGTGTGGACTGCGGGCTGAGCTTAGACGCACCGATCACGATCACGCACATGACGTCTAGCAATCCGGTGGTGGTCACTGCGCCCAGCCACGGGCTGAGCGCCGGGGCCATTGTCGACATATCTGGCGTGCTCGAGGTCACCTCGAGTGGGACCACGCGCAAGGCGCTGTCTTCCGTTTACAACGGCACAGGATTTACGGTTGCCAACCCCACTGCAGATACCTTTGAGATCTACAGGCAGGGGACGCCGTACACGGGCTCGAGCTTCGCCGTTTACTCTTCCGGCGGCGCGGCGAGAGAGGCGGTCACCACTTTGTCCGGGCTCGCTCATCTTGAGGGAGAAGAGGTGGTGGCCGCCGCCAACGGGCGCGTCGAGCGGGGGCTGGTTGTCACCGACGGGTCGGTGACCCTCAGCGCGCCAGCCAGCCGGGTCCACATCGGCTTGCCGTACACCTGCCAACTGATCACGCTGCCGCTGTCCACCTACGGTGCCCGCAACACGATCGACAACCGGGCGCTTAACTACAGCCGCCTAGCGGTCGAGGTTGAGCGCAGCCGTGGCATGTGGACTGGACCGTCAGAGGACCAGCTCCGAGAGGTGGCCTTTGCTCAACCCCGTGCGGAAAACACGCCTTTGCAGATGGTCACCGAGAACATCGACGTGACGGTAAAAAGTGGTTGGGGCAAGAAAAAGCAGGTGGTGATCGAGCAGCGCGACCCGCTACCTCTGACCATCTTGTCTGTCACGCCTGACGCTATTGTCGGTGGCAACTGATG